CGCAGGCGGCTCAGGAGTTGTAATTATTAGGGTGGCGGTCTAGATGGCTCATTTTGCACGCATCGACGAAAACAATTTTGTCCAGGAAGTCCACGTGATAAACAACGCCGACATCGACGGCGGAAACTTCCCCGATTCAGAACCCCTCGGCCAGGCTCTCCAAGCCTCACTAGGCCTCCAAGATACGTGGCTCCAATGCTCCTACAGCGGATCATTCAGAGGCGCATACCCGGGAATGGGCTGGACCTACGACGCCACACTTGACCAATTCATTCCACCAGCAGCACCAGAGGAGACCCCGTGAGCGAGCAGCAGGCCGAGGAAATCATCGAGGCACTAGAGCCCATCGAGGAGCCTAAGAAGAAGCCAACGAAGAAGGCCGCGCCCAAGGCCACTAGCTCGACTGAACGCGCCCGGGCAATCGTGCTCGAACGCCTGAAGAATCGTTAGCCTGGGCTCATGCAATGGACCGACATAGCCGGGATAGTTCTGGTCTTCCTTACGATCACCAGTCTCATTCTGGGCGGGCTTATGTGGTTCATTCGCACAGTTGTGCGGCAAGAGCTAGAAAAATGCACCCGAACGATACAGCCGGGATACAGGAACGGCGGCGAATCACTCGCCGACATCGCGCACAAACTCGACGAGATCTCACGTCGGCTCTAGGACAGGTGGTGAGTCATGGGTAAATGGCTGGCGGTTACTTGGGAAGGTACGGTCCTCAAGAGCCTCCTAGGATGCCTCCTGGGAGCCTTGGGCTCATGGCTCGCCACCGCCGAAGTACACCCCCTTATTGTGGCCCTGGGGGCCTCGGCAATCCCCGTCCTAATGAACGCTCTGTCGACCTCTTACACCGACTATGGCAGGAACAAGCAGCCACAGCCCGAGGATGTAGCCACGGCCCATGAGTTTGAGATTGAGGGCGAGTAATGGCCGCCTGGCGCCCGGTCGCTGGAATCACGACCCTACGCAAGCAGGTGGACAATCGTTGGCCCAAGCGCGACCGCAGCAGTGACGGCATTATCGGCGACAAGGCACACCAAAGCCGAGCCTCAGACCACAACCCCGACTCACGCGGCTACGTCCACGCGCTCGACATCGACAAAGACCTCGACCCCAAAGACCCCCAAGCCGCACAGCGCCTGGCTAATCAGCTCGTGGCCTACGCCGCATCCGGCATCCCAGGCTCGGGCCGAATCAAGTACGTAGTCTTCAACGATCAGATCGCCTCGGGAACCTACGCCAACTCGATGTGGAAATGGCGCGGCTCGGGATACGGCCATTACGACCATATCCATGTCTCATTTACGACCAAAGGCGAAGCCAACGGCCAAGCCTTCCCGCTACCCATCCTCAACACGCCCAAGAAATAAAAACGCGTAAACCTTGCATATCCCGCAAATCTAAGGTACTTTCCTCATGTAGGGGAAACCAACCGAAAGGGAAACGCCATGCACAGCGACAAAGTATCTGAGGCCTTCGACGCCGATCCCATCACACTGCTAGACGATTTAATGCAACTTCTCCACGACGCTGGACACGAGGATCTTGCCGACGAAGTGGCCTCGATATGTTGCATCCTCGACAGTCGCCGGGTACGCGTAGCATGACCGAGATCATCACACCAGGAGAGGCCGCCAAGATCCTAGGCGTCTCCACAGATACAGTCGGACGATACCTAGACCTCGGCATCATCGAGGGTCACAGGACGCCCGGCGGACAGAGGCGAGTAAACCGCGACAGTGTGGAATCAGTCATCCGCACCCGCGTATCGTCTACCGTTACTATTATCGAGGCAGGTTGATTGTGGCGGTCGTCGCAGCTGCGGCGATACTGGCAGGCCCGACCTACGCCGTCCCTGTTGATCAAGCGGCCTACGTGCACTGCGTCGCCGAGCGAGAGTCACACAGCAACCCGCGCAGCACGAACCGGGCTAACGGCTATTTCGGAATGTTCCAATTTAACGACGCTCTGACCGACGGCGCCACATGGATGATGCTCGATTGGCTCAAGACCTGGCACCCTAAGCCGCTCAAGTTTGCGGCTTATCTGCGATCAGTCGAGATGCACAAATGGCCGGCAAATCTCCAGATAGCGGCCATGGTCGAAACACTCAATCACCGGGGAAAGTGGACAGGCGCCCACCATTGGGCCGGGGGCCGCTGGACCTGCACACCAGGAAAGGCAGGCCAATGAGCCTTCAGTATTTTGTCAGGGTCCTGTTCTACATTGGGGCCACAGCCGCAGGCCTAGCCATCATGGGCCTCATCGGCTGGCTAGAGGCCCCAGGCCTTTAACAAACACAAACAAACACGAAGGGGAAACGATGCACGATGGAACCTTATTTGACACAACGCTTGACGACTGCTCTAGCTGTGGTCGGCCTCTCAGGAATAGCGTTTGCGGCTGGTGTGCTGCTGGGAGCGGCTATAGCGCCAAGGCCGCAGCCACAGCCGCCGTCGTCAAAGATCACGAATGGCAACAGCGAGCCAACGATTACCGGCGCAACCTTGGGCCTGGCCGGACAATCACAGCCGACGACCTCAGACTGCAAGTGGGTCTACCCTGCGGATCTACTAACCAGATCGGCGCTCTAATGCACTCCTGGGCCTCAAAAGGCCTCATCCGGGCGTCTGGCTTTACTACCTCGATGGTCAAGGGCAACCATGGCCGCATCCTGCGCGAGTGGGAGATCCTGGCATGAAGCCCTACATCATGTATTCAGCCTCATGCTCATGCGGCCGCATCCTCGGCCCCACAGTGAAGACCGCTCTAGCTGAAGCAATCAGCCGCCACAAGGCCACCTGCTCCGAATGGGAGAAGAAATGATTTTGTACCAGTGCAACGACTGCCGAACGATCATGCATGACGGCACATTTCTAACGGTCACTCCACGAATCGGCATCCAGATGCATTTCTGCTCATGGCGGTGCCTCGAAGTATTGGCGGCCAACAGTGGCGTTTGACCTGAGCCAATATGAAACCGTAGATAGCCGCATCCACAAGTTCTGGGCAGAGCACAAGGGCACAGGACGCATCCTCACCGAGCTAGTACACGTCGAGCGAGACGACACAGGCCGACCGCTTCAATACATTGTCCGGGCCGAGGTATGGCTAGGCGACGTGATGATCGCCTCCGATTACGCGGAGGAAGTCGTCGGGGGCTCACCAGTGAACCGAACCTCAGCCCTGGAAAATTGCAGCACCAGCGCGATAGGCCGGGCCCTCGCCAATGCCGGATACTCAAAAGAAAAGTTTCGGGCGTCCATGTCAGAGATGACTAAAGCCGAGCGACTTACGGGCACACCCGACGATGACCCGTTCTACAAGCCTCGACCACCGGTTGAGACTTTCCCGAACGGTCAGCCTGTACCTAGCGTGCCCGGTGCGCCCAAGGTGTACGGAGGCACAGGCGAGGCGTCAGCTGCGCAGAAAGGCAAGATCCGCGGAACAGCGAAAGATCTCGGGATCACGACACGCGAAGAATTCATGGCCCTAGTCAATGCCTGCCTAATGGCCGCGAACCATGATACGGTCACCAACCTCGACGACCTCACCAAGAAGCAAGCGTCAGACGTCATCGAGAAGATGCAGGAGTCGACTACGGTCGAGGCATTTACGGGAGGCGAGAGCGCATGATCGCAACGTCTAAGGATGTCCGGTCCTGGGCGGTCGGCCTGGGAATAGGCACTAGCCCGCGTGGACCTGTGCCTAAATGGGTATGGGATGCATACCTGGAAACACACCCGCAAGCCTCTAACTAACGCACAGCACTACGCCGCATGGCAGCGCATGTCATGGCCCCAGCAATCGGGGGGTCTAACCCAGGTCAGAGCTGGTGGGCCTGTCACGCTCAAATGGCGCGTGGCTGCGGAGTAGATGCAAGATCCGAAAGGATTAGAGGATGATCGGGGAACGAACCAACTAACTACCAGGGGACGCTCGGCTCGGCCCGAAGGGAAGAGCCGGGGCGAGCGGCCCAGACTTGAGGGGAAACTAAATGCACACCATCACCGAACTCGACGCCCACTGCCGCAAAGCTCAATGCAACTGCGGCCACGTCATCTGCTACCGAGGCTGGATAGACACCGACCACACCAGCCCCTGCCAATACTGCCGACCACAAACACACGAACGCTGGCTCATGGCCTGCCAAGCCCGACAGAAGGGCTACCCCGTGGAGGCCGTGCACCGCATCCTCGCCGGACGCAAGACATGAGCGGCCTACGATCGAGCAGTGCCTACAAGACCTGGCGCAAACAAGTGCTTGAGAAATGCGAGCCAGTCTGTATTCGCTGCGGCTACCCAGTCGACATGACCCTTCCCGGCTCACACCCCGACGGGCCAAGCGCAGACCACGAGCCGCCACTAGCTGAGACTGGGGAGATAGCACCCACGCTTGACGCCGGAGGCATTGCCCACCTCTCATGCAACAAAACCCACGGCGGCCGACTCGGATCCGCTCGAGCAACCGCGAAGCGCAACGAAAATGCGAGGAATGTCCGTTTTCCAGACAGGCCTACGTCTAC